ATCAAAAACGAGATATCCGTATCGTTTGGTCGTAACGAAGATAACAAGGCGGCTGATTATGCCGAACTTGCAAAGAGTAATGGGTTTCAACCGACACAAAAGATGAAGGTTGAGCCCATGACTCTGAAAGCGCTAGTCCGTGAGCGTATTGAGGCAGGAAAAGAAATGCCAACGGAAATCTTCGGAATATTTTCGGAGAATAAAACAACAATAAAAAGGAACAAGTAACATGAACCAAGTAGCAACAAAAAAAGAAGGAGGAGCATTAGCAACAAATGTTTTTGAAGCTGATGCAAATCAAGGTTCCCAAAATATATCGCAAGAGGATCTTGCGTTGCCCTTCTTAAAAATTTTGGGACAACTATCTCCAGAGGTAAACAAAAGAGATGGTAAATATGTCGAGGGCGCAGAACCTGGCAAAATCATAAACACGGTTACTAATGAACTATATGACAGTATAAATGTTGTACCATGTCATTACAAAAGACAATACATTGAGTGGCAAGATCGTGGACAAAGCACTGGAGCACCAGTAGCAATACACGAAGCCGACAGTGATATCATTAGTCAAACCACTAGGGATAAATCATATAAAGATAGATTACCAAATGGTAACTATCTTGATAATACTGCTAATCACTTTGTGTTGCAGCTAGGTGATACTCCACAATCAGCTTTAATTTCTATGAAATCTACTCAATTAAAAGTAAGTAGAAAATGGAATTCAATGATGATGGGTTTAAAAATGCAAGGGAAAAATGGTTTATTTACCCCGCCTACATATAGTCACATTTATAAACTAAAGACTGTTCAGATGTCTAACGACAAAGGAACATGGTTTGGTTGGGATGTAGAAAAGGTAGGTCCTGTTATAGATAAAGCTATTTATGACATGGCTAAAAACTTTGCTATTAGTGTAGGTAAAGGTGAGATAGAAGCTAAACATAGCTCTGAAGAACCTTTAAATAAAGATTCTTCAAATTACTAATCCTAGGTAGTGGGCGTCAAAGCGAGAGTGGAAACGCCCACTTAAACAAATTGCTATGGAAAATTTAGGAAAGTTTATAGATATATTTGAAGGATTAAATCGAGCTCATGGTGTCACTATTGTTGGCGAATCAAACGGAAATGGTTCTAAGATAAAAGGTAAGTCTTTTGTTAAAAGAGAAATAATTACACAAGATCATTGGTTAAATCATTTACAAGGTAAAGCTAGTCTTGGTGTTATACCAATTAATGATGATAATAAATGTAAGTGGGGTTGTATTGATATAGACTCTTATGCAGGTTTTGATCATAGAAAATTAATTAATAAAATTCAAAATTTAAAACTACCATTAATAGTATTTAGATCTAAATCAGGTGGTGCTCATGTATTCTTATTTACATCTGACTATGTTTCTGCTGCATTAATGCAAGATAAATTAAATGAAATAAGATCTGTGTTAGGATATGGTGGTTCAGAAGTTTTTCCAAAACAACGTGAATTAAAATCCAAAGATGATACAGGAAATTTTTTAAATTTACCATACTTTAATGGTAATAATACTACAAGATATGCATTTAATAATAATGGCGAAGCTGTTAATCTAGAAGATTTTTTTGTGTTACATAAATCTAATTGTATAGATGCAGAGATATTAAAAGACTTAACAATTAAAAGACCAGAAACTCCTTATTCAGACGGACCACCTTGTATTGAACTAATGGTGCAAAATAGAGTGGGTGAGGGTGGTAGGAATAATGCGTTATTTCATTATGGTGTATATGCAAAGTCTAAATGGCCACAAAATTGGAAATCTAAAATAATATTATTTAACGAAGATGCAATGGAACATCCATTATCTGATACAGAAGTTAGCATAATAACTAAACAACACGATAAAAAAGATTGGGGTTATAAATGTAATGACCAACCTATGTGTAGTCTATGTGATAAAAAATTATGTAAAACAAGAAAATTTGGAATAGGTCAAGAGATAATGTTTCCTAATTTAACGGATTTACAAGTTGTTAATTTAGAAGAGCCATACTATTATATGAATGTAGATGGAGATAGGTTATATTTAGACTCTGCAAAACATCTTACTAATCAAGCTTTGTTTCAAGAAGAATGTGTTAAACAACTTAGATTTAATCCACCAACACTAAAGACAAATGAATGGAAACAAAAAACTAATATTTTGTTAGAAGGTGCAGAGATAACTGAGCCTGCTGAAGGAACAGGAACCAAGGACATATTAAAAAATTACTTAGAAGACTATTGTTTAAATAGAGTTAAGAAAGATGACTTTGAAGATTTAAAAAATGGTGGAACATATACGAAAGATGAATATCATTATTTTGTTTTTGATAATTTCTTTCATCAATATTTAAGTCGTAGACATTGGAAAATACAATACCAAAGAACATCTCAAATGCTCAAAGATCACTTACATTGTTTTACTAAAAGAGTTGGTAAAACTAAACTATCTGTTTTTGTTGTAACAAGATTTGATAAGAAACCACAAACATATAAAGAAAAAACATTTAACAAGGAGAACTATTAATGAGAAGAATAATATACGGACCACCAGGCACAGGTAAGACATTTTACTTAATGAATGAGTTAGAAAAATTTTTACAGAAAGTAGAACCAAGTAAGATAGGTTACTTTACTTTTTCAAGGAATGCAGCACAAGAAGGTAAGAGTAGAGCTATAGATAAGTTTAATTTAACCGAAAAAGACCTACCCTATTTTAGAACTCTTCACTCATTTTGTTTTAACATACTGGGTTTAAAAAAAGAAAATGTTATGCAAGAAAAAGATTATAAGGATTTAGGTAGAGACTTACAAATAGAGTTCGAAGGTATAAGATATGACCATGATCATGAGGGTATATTACATTCTAAAGATCCTTATATCTCTTTAATTAGTTTAGCTAGGAGTAAAAGAATGTCACCATTAGAATTATATAATTTAAATGGTAACAGCTATAATATTACATACGACAAGTTAGACATAATTAATAAAGAATTATATCAATATAAGAAACAGAAAGGATTAATTGACTATATAGATATGTTAGAAAAATTTTTAGATAAAGGAGAAAGTCCTAAGTTTGAAGTTATATTTGTAGATGAAGCACAAGACTTGAGTTTAATACAGTGGGACATTATTAAAAAATTAGAAAAAAGTTCTAAACAATCTATTATTGCAGGAGATGATGATCAAGCTATTTATAAATGGAATGGTGCAGATGCAGAAACTTTTATAAATTTAGAAGGAGAAAGAGTAATATTACAACAATCTTATAGGGTGCCTAAAAATATTTTTAACGTAGCTAATAAAATAATTAAAAAAATTAAAAATAGAGTTGAAAAAAATTGGATACCTAAAGAGGATTTGGGTCAAGTGAATTATCATTGGGAGATTGATAGAGTAGACTTATCAAAAGGAGAGTGGCTAATACTTGCTCGAACAAATTTAATATTAGAAAAGATAGCTTATTATTTAGATCAAAATAATTTTTATTTTCAAAGAAGAAACTCTACTCCAAGAGTTAAAAATATTTATGCCTTAATCGAAAATTGGAATAAGTTACGAGAAGGCACCCCTCTACATTATAATGATTATAAAAAGATAACTAATAAGATGAGTAAAAATGTGGATTTAAAATTAATGAAACAAATGTCAAAAGACAAATTTTATGACATAGATACTTTAAAAAAAGATTATGGTTTAAAAACAGATGAAGAGTGGTATATTGCATTTGATGATTTAGGAGACGATGAAATTAG